CGTCCGGTTGGTAAATCAAAATGAGGTTGGATATGCTTTTAAAACTCAACGACAAGCTGCTGCATTTTCTTGCATGCCTTGCCATCACGCTGACAGCGGGTGAACTCTGTGCCGTTACGGCAGGCGTGACGAAAGAAGCCGCTGACTGGATGTATAAGAAGAACTGCAAGGTCGGTTCGGGCTGGGACTGGGACTGGCTGGACATACTTGCGGATGCTGCCGGCATAGCGGTCGGCAGCGTATTAAGGAGATTGGTATTCGATTATTAATGTAATAAAAAGGATTATGTTAGACACATTATTGGTTGCGCTGGTTATCTCAGTAGATACCGCGCAGGTAAAGGAATTTCCGCAGAAGGCGGAAGTCGAGTTCAAGAAAAATGATTTAAAAGAGAATATCATTAAGTCAGCCTTGAATTTCCATAACAGCGGAAAAAAGGACGACAAGACCTGGAACTGGAAGATTCAGGATGTGGTGTTCAGAAAAGATTAAAATAATGTTCAATTTAAAATTAAATAATTATGGGAGTAATTAAAACGATGAAGGAAGTCGAAAGCGCACTTCCCCAGAAAAAAGAGATAAATTATGTACGTGCTTTGGATAAGAACGGCAATCCGATTTTAATCAATAAAGAGGACTTGGCGCAAGTTGTGGGAGAACTGATTGGTACAACCACTATTGAAAAAGCGGGGTTGTTATCTCCGGATTTATTCAAGGTATATCCTCATTTTGTAAATGCTTACGATTCTGTATATAAGATTGCAGACAATGTGACTGACTGGTATCGTGCCCCGATAGCGGTCTTATGCAATGATTCTGCTGATACGTGCATGGACTTTTTATCATTTATATACATACCAGATACAGGTTTGGCGGCTTCCTTAAAAAGAATTTTAAAAAAACCGCTTCAAGTAAAATACTACATAAAAGGACGTGACCTATTCGTATCATTTACATTCAATAACGAGTTACCTAATCATGCGTATATTTTATCGCCTTACGGTGTCCAATTGGTCGGAACACCGGACATCATCGACGATAGCTTCACGGAGATAACGGAGACGCTATAACGGGGGGTATTGTGCGGCAGTTGGCCACGGCTTGAATGGTTTTTCACTTTCTTTTATACGGACAAACACCTTTCCGTTGCCGGCCGAAAGCCGCTGCGTTATATAACCGTCATAGGAACGTACTTCAAATAGACCAAAACAATCGTTAGTCGGCATATTTTGCCACGCTCCGCCCCATAGGTTTACGAAGTATGTTCCTGGTGTTGTATATTGGTCGGCATCTTTGAGGTTAGACCGCTTCTGTTTGATAGCTCCACCATCGAGCAGTTCTCCCACATCGGTTTTGGAGACGTGGGAGAACTGATACCAGTTGTAACTCCTGAGAAAGACGGATTAAGTAATTCCAAGTTTGCAACAACAAAGATAAAATCAGAAGGCAAACGTAGCGTATTGCTATACCGTTCATCATCTTCCCAATGGGCTCCTTTTGCTATCAGAGTATCATGTATATCCACAGGTGAACCATTAAGTGATTTTTGCGTTTACATTGCTGGTAATACTATGGAATTACAAGATTCTACAAAAGTATATGTCAAATACCTATATGGACAACCCAATAGCGATACATACCTAAAAATGAAATACGAAACTGACCATAGAATATCCATATACTTGACTTCGGACAAGTCATTAGGCGATAGAACTATTGTCAGAGAACTGATAGTTAGAGATTCAATGTACGATATGGCTACACAAGATGATGAAATTACCGGACTGGCAGATTGCACTATTGTGCAATAGGTTTTATCTCCTTGTATGATTCGTCTATGAAACCAATATCTTTAATTATATCGCATTGGGTACTGCAATCGTATTTAAAGTAAACAGATTGCCCTTGTACTACAGTAAATACTACGTAAACATCCCAGTCCTTATAAACCACTTTTATATCGGTAAACCCGGATGGTATGGAATAAAACTCTCCGACTATTCCATCGGAAGGTACTTTGTTTGCGTAGGTTGCCAATCGAACCCCTACGTTGTAGAAATTATGGCTGCCAATGATATTGAGACTTATTCCGTTCCATTGGACTTGATGGGTATAATGGATTGCAAAAGAGTTTGTAACACGTAATTTTTTCCATAACAGTTCTCCCACATCGGTTTGTAGCTTCCCGTCCAAAAAAGTACATTTGGCTTAAAAATGGATAAAATAAAATACCGCTTAGTGTATAATCGAAAGAAGCAGCTAAACAAACAGGGAATGGCCCTTGTGCAAGCTGAAGCCTTGCTTAACCAACGAAAAGTATACTTTAAAACGAACATTTATCTGAAACCTGAACATTGGGATAAACAAACTTCTCAAGTGTGTAACCATCCTCAGGCGAATGACCTGAACACAATGCTATTCGAGTTTATTTTACACTTGCAAGCCATTGAGCTATCCCTATGGAAGCGCAGCATTCCGGTTACCTTGTCATTGCTGAAGGATGCTATCAGAAAAGACAAGCCGGTCAATGTCACTTTCCCCGTATTTGCCAGAATCTATGTGCAGGAATCCGACCGTAAAAGAAGTACCAAGGAAAATCTTCTGACAACGGTAACCGTACTTCAGGAATTTCGTCCGGGGATAGATTTTAAGGATATTACCTATACTTTTTTAAGGGATTTTGAAGTGCATTTGAAAGAGAAGGGAAATAGTGTCAATACGATAGCCAAACATCTCCGGCAGCTTCGTACCTTGGTGAATGAAGCCATTAATCAGGGTTATATTCCTTCCGATGCTTATCCCTTCCGGAAGTATAAGATAAAGCAAGAGAAAGGGCGGAAAGAATTCCTGACTCCGGATGAGTTGAAGAGGCTGGAGAACCTTGATGTGGACAAGAAGCTTCGCCATGTACTCGATGCCTTCCTGTTCTGCTGTTACACCGGCCTGCGCTATTCCGATTTCTGCCAGCTTACACCTGAGAACATTATTCGTGTGAATGGTAAGCGGTGGCTTTATTTCAAGTCTGTCAAAACAGATGTGGAGATAAGACTTCCGCTACATCTTCTGTTTGAGGGTAAGGCATTGGCTGTATTGGAACGTTACGATATAGTAACAGATTTTGCTAAAATCGGACCTAATTCAGAAGCCAATAAGTATCTTGTCCAATTAGCTGCCCTTGCCAGGATAAGGAAGCACATAACCTATCACACGGCCCGTCATACTTGTGCGACCCTGCTTGTTCACCAGGGCGTTCCGATTACCACCGTCCAGAAGTTGTTAGGTCATACTTCTGTCAGAACTACAGAGGTGTATTCAGAGGTTCTTTCTAATACAATAATACGTGATTTGAAGGCTGTAAAAAGGAAGAAAAAGACACCTGATTTTAGCCGTGTGGTAGAATGTGGGTAGATTTTATAGATTCTACTGATATTCTACCTCTACCTACTCGGAATGCTTTAAACAAAAAACATCCCAGCACTTCACAGTGCCGGGATGAAGCATGTCCTAGTCTTGTGTTATAAAGAGAATTTAGAGTTCTTTTTACCTTTTACTAATACCTAATATTATAACAACTTAAGATTTACTGACAATAAAACAAAAAACGTGCCAAAAAGTTTACATTTGTAAGTGATTAATTTTCACATTTATGCGACAGCTTATTTAAATATAAGTGTGGAAAAGAGTGCAACACTTCTACAATGAAGTTCTACAATTAATGATAAGGTATGTTTACCAGGTGTTTTTATAAAATATGTTTGTATTTCTCCAAAGCATTACTCTTCATTTCATTCTCCTCCTTAGTTAAGGCGAATCCCATATACTTACAGGTATGGTCATTGCGTAGGATACATATACACATACGTTTATAGGAAGGGATTTCCCGGAATTCCTCTATATCAATGTCGTCCAGGTAGTCCATCCGTACCGGCTTTTTCTCTGTCTTGTAATTGCTACTGTCACCTATTTGTATGGGTATATTGCGGTCTTTCAGCTTCTGTATGACTTCATCACTAAGTACACCGCCCTTTTCCTTCCAGAACCTAATGCTGGTTTTCAGTTTAGCCAAATATCTATTCCGGGTATGTTCTGGAAGGGTCGAAAGTAAAAACTCCATGAATGATTTCCATGTATATCCTTCCGGCAAACGGATGCTTTTTCTTCCTGCCGCATGAGTGTTGCCATAAAGTCCGGCAAAGCCAATCCCGTTTACGCGTCCTATCATCTTCCCCCATGTGTCAGGATCAATTACTTTGTACAGGGCAAGACTCTCGATAGCTTCGCTGATGAAAGGACTGGCCACACGTTGTCTGTCAAGGCTTACTCCGGCTTGATAGTAGAGGTCATATAGCTTATTGTAGTCCCAACCGAACTTGCCGTTGGCTACCCATATATCCTCCGTTTTCCAGTCGTACAGCGGGTATAGATTGTATACATTTTCATCTATTTCCGTACTCCACATGCAATTCTTATATTGCTTTTTTACTCCCCGGTAGATTGTGCGCCAGCGGTTATAGCTCTCTTGGGTACGTATGCCTACCAGGCAGCAAGTACGCCGGGCAGCTTTCTGTAGATGTAACCATCGGGAAAACTCAATCTGGAAATCATAATCCCACATTTTTCGGTTGTAAAACGGAAATTTATCTACTTTCATTGCGTCTTTCGGCATTTCTCTGACCCATGCCTCCTTTTTTTGTTCATCCCAGGGACGCCAGTAACTTTGATACATAGAGGTGCAGGTTGTTACCCGGAAAGGGACACAAATCCGGTATACATCCAGTATATCCCTGTTTGTTTCCAATACCCGGTTAACATAGTCAATGGTCATGCTGTATTGTACTTCATAGTCCATGTGAAATATTCCAATCTTTCGTTTCAGGCTGTTCTGACGGATATAGTCAATACATAGATTTAACAAGACTCCACTATCTTTGCCTCCAGAAAAAGATATATAAATATTATCGAATTCTTCAAAAATCATTTTTAATCTTTCCTGGGTTAATTCATATACATTTTTTTGATTCATATAGTACAAAAGTTTTAGTGGTGACAAAATTAGTCTAAAGCCCCAATATTTCCTATAACCTTTAACTTCTTCATTATCTGTAATGGTACTCAATAGAAGTGAAAGTAGTTCCTTTTGAAATGTTTATGTATATTTGCATTGTTCTATTATTCATTGAAAACATAACAAAGCTATGGTAGAAAAGAGTAAATATCAATTTGATGAAGCCTCGGTACAAGCAATCATACACTGGGCAGAAACAACACAATTACCGAAAGAGGTAGTATTGAGTGAATCCGAGCATATCTACGACACGTCTCTGTATGTCAGGGCGAACATCAACGATATTAAGCAACATTATCCGGATGAGTTTTACAATCCAGCTATTACTCGGCTTTATAGATTGAAAGAATTTGTAGAGGGGAGTGACTGAATAGTCACTCCTTTTTTTCATACTTTTGTAATGCAGAAACAATTATTGATAATAGCTAAGGTAAAATCTTAAAAAGCCCCCGGCCTGTTAAAAATCATCTCACCTACTTTTAACACATAACGAGCGAACCCGAATGACCGGGGGCAATGCCACCGTTCTCAGGTTCGCTTTCATGTGTTGTAAGTGAGATGTTGCAAAGATAATCATTAAAAGTTAAAGCAGTCGAATTCCGGCTGCTTTTTTTATGCTTCAATTTCTCTCTTGGCTTATATTTTAGGAGAAAAGAGTTTATGAAAGCGAGTAATAATTTGGTGGAAAAGTATGGCTGGGATAAAATAATTCACAGTCCAAGTAATGGTCGAGCAGTTTTTTCGTATAAACCTATCCATAAAGTAAAATGACAAAAATATGAATACGGATGCAGTGAATGCGGCCCTTCAGGTGGGCAAGGGGATTAGCGATTTTGGCATGGTGGCCATTGCAGGAGCCTTCTTCCTCATTATATGCGGTGTGATGTGGCTATTCATTTTCAAATGGTTCAAACATTTGGTGGATAATGTGATAACCAGGCAGGAAAAGGTGATAAATGATTTGCTTGTGGAAACCAAGGCTCAAAATGAGGTTCTCTCTGATATTAACGAGGGATTGAAGCCTATTTCTCAGATGCAGATAAATTCAGTCTGTAACAACTTCTTTGACCTTGATTGTGAAAGGCTGTGCCGGCTGGTCCGCAATGTGCGCGATGAGAACAATATTGATGATAAGCAGAAGACGAGACGAAAAATAGAGACGCGTTGTAATGCCATAATCAAAAAGCGGAGTATTGAACTCGATAACTTTATTCACCGCGGAAAAAGGCTCAGTGAGTTTATGTCAACGGATTGGGTAAAGAAGTTTTCAGACATAATAGAGTCGGAAATCTATAATCCTGTCGGCGCCAATAACGCACGTGCCTATGCCAATATCAAAACAGCCATTGATGAGGCTAAGGTTGAATTTTTTAATAACATGAATAAATAAGGAGTAACAGAATGAAAAAGAAACTGATTATTGCAGCGATTGTTATCGCTATCATCGTGGGAGTTATGCTTTACATGCACTACACTCCGTTTTGGGTAAATCTGACTACTGTTGTATCATTCGGTGTCGGTGTTGTTGCCGGATGGGTGGCTCGTGTGGTTTATGACAAATATTTCAAGGAGGACGTGCAGAATGAAAATATTGATTGACAACGGACACGGAAGTAACACTCCGGGCAAGTGTTCACCGGACGGAAGATTGAAAGAGTATGCGTATGCCCGTGAGATTGCTGTACGTTTGGAAGCGGAATTGCGCAAACAAGGCGTTGATGCCGAACGTATCGTCAAAGAGGAAATAGATGTCCCCTTATCCGAGCGTTGTCGTAGGGCAAACGAATACAAGTCCGGTGACACTATCCTTGTATCCATTCACTGTAATGCAGCGGGAAATGGTTCTGCCTGGATGCAGGCGCGCGGTTGGGAAGCATGGACTTCGGCAGGTCAGACGAAAGCCGACAGACTGGCTGATTGTCTATATGCAGCGGCCGGACAGCTTTTGCCGGATATGAAGGTGCGCAAGGATACCACAGACGGTGATGCAGATAAGGAAAGCAACTTCTACATCTTGAAGCACACAAAGTGTCCGGCAGTTTTGACCGAAAACTTATTCCAGGATAATATGGAAGATGTGGATTTCTTATTATCGGAAGAAGGGAAGAAAAGTATTGTAGAGACTCATGTTATTGGTATTATTAATTATCTTAAAATCAAATGAAGAAGTGGATGCTGATGGCTGTCGGGATACTAATATTGGTTATTGGTATCTTAATTAAATACAATAGGGGTTTGCATAGTGAATGTGCTCGTCATTCAAATAATATTTCTGTATTAAATAAAG